GCAGGGCACCTGGGAGCCGCCTGTCGTGAACTCCCACACGTCCGGCCGCACCAGAGGGTTTGGCTGAAAGCCGCCCTCGGAGCCCGGCGGTGGCACCTCGAAAGAGTAGGCGATCTCGACGTGGTGCCGGTCAGGCTCTGTCACCTGAGCGTCGTTGCAGACGAGGTAGCTGTACTCGGGGTGCGAAGAGCCGTGGAAGATGCCGATGGTGTTCAGAGCGGCTTGGTGCGTGATCGGTTCGGTTACGGTGATCACCCACCGCGTGCCGGCGCGGGGCGGCTCGCCGAGCTTGTGGCTGAAGGTTCGCGGGAGCACTTCGCGGTAGGAGACAACGCTCATGCACCACCCATGATTTCGGCTTTTTCGGTGCGGATCGCATCGAGCTTGCGGTTCATTGCCTCGAGCTCGGCCGTCTGCCGGCGAGACTCGGCGATGGCTGGATCCTGGCGGCCGGTGGCCAAGGCGATCACCTGCGACATGCCCTCGCTGGTGCGGATGTCGGAGACACGCAGCGGCTCGTTGTTGCGGGCCCGCATCGCCGCCAGGCGTTCGGCCTCGATCTCGGCCGTGCGTCGCGCGATCTCGTCGAGCTGGTTTGCCTCTTGCTCGCCAGCCCGCTCGAGGGCCCGCTCGCGGTCGGCAGCGAGTTGCTTTTCAAACTCTTGGGCCCGCTTTACGCCGTCGACCACGTCGTCGATCCGCTTCTTTTCCTCGGCCCGCGCTTCGTTGGTCTTCTGCGTGATCTCAAGAACCTTGGCCGCAGACTGTGCGATCAGGTCTTGAGCTAGGGCGGCGTCGTTGGAGCCCGAGTTGTATTCCTCGAGGTCGTAGCGGAGCAGCTCCCAAGCGTCGATCAGCTCCTGCGGGATCGCATCGACACTGCCAATGTCGGCGGCGAGCTGCTTGAACGCCGCGCCGGCCTCATCGACCACGCCTTGGATCAGCGTTTGGTCGGTGACTTCCGCCGGCACGCGGAAGGCTGTCTCGAGGGCCTTGCCGAGATCCTGGGCGGCAGCGGTCGCCTTTTTGGTGGCCTCTGTGGTTTGCTCCACCTGCTCTGTTGCTGCTTCAGTCGAGGCTGCAACATCTGCGTTGGCTTGATTGGCCTTGAAGGCGTACTCAATTGCAGCCGCGCCAAGGGCACCCAAGAGCACGACCAAGAGGCCGATGCCGGTAGAGGCCAGCAGCCCACGGATCGCCGTGGTCAAGGCGGCGGTCGCGCCCGCGGCGGTAAGAGCGCTTGCCGAATAGACCCCATAGGCTAACGCGGCTGCACTAGCACCCAACGCGGCACCGGTGAGATTGTTGACTATTAAAAGCAGCGTGTTTGCCACGACCGGCAGCACAAGTTCTGCCAACGGAACTATGATCGCTGCCATGAGCTTGAACGCTGCGCCAGCTGCTTCGACCGTAGCTTTCAGCACGTTGAAATACTGAGACACTTCGCCAAGCACCTCTCTGGCGTCAAGTGTGCCAAGAAAGGTGGCTGCACTGTTTGCTGCCTGAGTCAGAGCCGGCGCGAACTCTGCTACCACCCGGTTGGTGAGCCCGCCAAACGCGGCCGACACAGCAGAGATCGCATCATCGAGTGCAGCAAGGTTGCTGACTTGATCCTGCGAGAGCACCGTGCCGAGCCGCTCGGCTTCCTCCCGCATCTGTTGCAGGAAGCCTGCACCCTCTTGGAACACGGGCACTAGATCAATGCCAGACTTGCCAAACAGGCTGACGGCCGCGGCGGCCTGCTGGGCTGGGTTTGGCAACTCGGCAATCGCAGCGGCCACCTTCTCAAACGCCACCTGCGGAGACAGTGTCGACAACTCAGCTACAGACAGGCCGAGTTCGGTGAACGACTTGATCGCCGCGGCGTTGCCGGTTTGGGCTTCACCGAGATTGACGGTGAGTTTCTGGATGCCCCTCCCGAACGTCTCGAGGCCCACGCCAGACTGGTCGGCCGCGAACTGGTAGGCCTGGAGGGCCGACGCAGAAACGCCCGTACGCTTCGACAGGTCATCGACCGCAGCGACGGCGGAAGCCGAGCCGACGACGAGCGACTGAAACGAACCAGCGGCGCTGGTGATCGCAGAAACAAAAACTCGCGAAATCTCAATCGTCTTCAGCACGCCCAGGTCGGCCGCGGCACGCTTGCCGGCGTTGCCCATCGAGTCGAGCTTGGCGTTCACGTCGCGCACACTCGCAGCCAGCGACGCTGTGTTTGCGCTGATCTGCATCGCCAGTGAGAGTGCCGTGCTCATCCGAGGTCAGCCTGCAGTCGCTTGAGGGCGTCGAGGTCTTGGGTGCGGTGTCGCGGGATGTGGTCGTCCAGGCCAATGAGCTTCTTTGGATCCGGTGCCGTCTTGCTGTGCGGGGCGAGGATCGCTGCCGCAAGCAATCCCGTCTGCATCCAGTTGTCACCAACCCGTTCGAAGTAGCGGTCGAGGGCGATCCACTCCGAAAACTCTGCCGAATCCATCCGGTCGAGCAATTCCGCGTGCGTGCAGTGGAGGTGCCCGGCCAGGCGGAACGCGAAACGCCGCTCCGGCCGGGCGTTTAGTTTCCCGCCAGTTCCTTGATGTCAGCCTCCGTCATGCGGTTGTGACGCATGGCCGCGTCGAACACGCGAGCAAAAGCCGTGCTGTCGAGATCCTTGAGCGTGGCCACGCCATCGGGGCCTGGAAACAAGAGCTTGCCATCGGTGTCGCACAGGCACCGCGACAGGTATTCGCTGCGCCAGTCGTCGGGCAGCTTGCCGCCGGCGTCCATGGCGGATTTCTCGTAGCTGTCGCGGTCGCGGAGCGTCATCGTGCGAACGCACACTTCCCCGAGGCCGGCCACGGTCACTGTCTTGATGTTTGGCCGGCATGCGGCCTTGAGGTCGTCTGCACTGAGCGGCATGCGTCACCCGTCGAGGAGGTTGAAGGTCACGGTGTAGCGAGTGACACCGTTGACCTCGGGAGTCATCTGAAACCCCTCGTAGACTGCCTGGCTCGTCAAGTTCACTCCCCCGCCAGAGATCACGAGCTGCTTGCGCAGGCCGTACTCCGAGGTGGAGATGTTGGCCGAGCCGAGGCACTCGACGGTCACGCTGCCGGCCTGGTCGGTCCAGACGACAGACCGGCCGCGGCTCGGGCCACCAGCGTAGGTGACTGGCACGCCCACGACCTCGGTGAACGCAACGCCACCCCAAGTGACCGAAATGCCTGTGGAGTAGATGGCCACGGGAGCCTCCCGCGGGTCAGACTCGGGCGATGCGGATGGTGGCAGAGCCCTTGGTCACGTCGTTGGTGGCGAGCGTGATGCTCGAGGTCCGCACCGTGCCGGCAGCGGCAATCGCCAGCCCGCCCGTGATCGTGAGCGTTCCGGTTCGCTTGTCGGCCAGTGGCGTCTTGCCGATGAAATCGAACGTGATTTCGCGGCCGGTGTCGGTCGCGGATCCAGACAGCGGCCGCGACTGCGACAGCACCTCGGATCCGGCCGTCTGGCCGAGATGCGAGATGTCAATCGTGTCGTCCGCACCGGGGTCGGTGAGGTTGTAGACGATGTTCGTGACGACGTAGGTGTTGGAAGCTGCCGTGTTCGGGAAGCTCAGCGTTGTGCCACTGCCATCATGCGGTGTGTCGGCCACGTTTAGGTCTCCTGCCACAAGATTTCGTAGGACTGACGGACCACGTAGGTGTCGGGCAAGGGCCCGCCAGCGAGGTTCGCCAGCTCGTCTGACTCGTCGTCCAGTGAGGTTTGGCGAACAGTCGTATTGTCAACGGTCCCCCCGTAGCCATCCAGAACCGCCCGCATCGCGTCGGCAATGGTCCTGGCGGCTTCGTAGGTCAGGGCATACACGCTGTACTCGACCGTGAGGATCGGCACGCCCATCGGGCCGCTGAGCGTCTGCTCTCGCCTGGCGGCTGTGCGTCGCCACAGGACGAACGGCAGCGGCGTCTCGGGCGTCGACATCAGCGGGTAGATCCTGGTGCCGACCAAACCCGACACCGTGGCGTCGGCAACCAGGGCGGCACGGAGAACTGCTTCGGGGGCCTTGAGCGGCACGGGGGGCCTCAGAACGGGGTTGCGGGGCCTGTCGACTTGCGGGGGAACTTGTCGGCGATGTCTTTCAGGGCGTTGTTCAGGGCCAGTGTCATGTTGATAGGCATCTGGGCCCGCATCTCTGGCAGTGCCTGCTGGTAGGCCGTCTTGACGGGCGGCTGGCCGAGCTTGCCGCCAATCGGCATCGAGCCGACGTACACGCCCTGGCCGCGAGGGGCTCGCTTGAAGAACGCCTTTGGATAGCTCGGGTTGGTCTGGACTCGCACTAGCCCCTTAAACTTGCCGCGGGTGGCAATCGGCTTGATCTTGAACGGGCCAAACTTATTGAACGACGAGGCAATCGGGCCCTTCGTGCGGCGATCCTTGGTGCCGAACTCGAGGAACCCCATGTGGTAGCCGAGGTTTCGGCCTTTCCGCACGGTGCCCTTGCTGGCATAGGCAGACGACTTGCCACCAGAGGCCGCAATGAAGCCCACAAGGCCGACAGCGTTCCCCTGCTTGTATGTCTTTACCTTGGAGGTGATCGCCCGTCTCAGATTGCCGGTGGGCCCCTTGGGCGTGGTCTTTCGCAAGGCCGACAGTCCCGGCTTTAACGACTTGCGGATGGCCGAGCCCATGTATTTGCGGGCGAGGCTCGGCCGCAGATCTTTGAACGCTGCCTTGAGCCGGTCGAGCTCGGGAAACCGGACCTCCATGGAGACGTTTGGCTTAGCCATCACGGTTCTCCTGGCAGATGGCTTCGTGCTCGCTGCGGTTGCCGTGCTCGAGCAG